AACCACTCGGCAAACCTTAGCACATACGTCTCGTATTCCCCCAAGCTGATCTGCTCCTGGGTACCAGACGGATTCATGGGGACCGTGACTTCCGTCGGCACTGTATCGCACCCATATGTCGTCAATTGAGGAATGTGGACCGTAGGCAATGGTCCTACCCCGGTGCTGATTCCACAATTCAGGGTGTTCATGAAGAGATCGGTTGAGTAGCTCTGGTTCAATGAATTTAGTCCTTAGTAACTGTATCCGACGATTCGGGTCTATTGTGCATACGTCTGATAGCAAGTGCTCTAACAACATAATACCAAGTCGCCGATAACCCAGATATGATAGCCACCACTGCTGCTATCAATTGCGCCAGTTCATTGGCATGCGTGATCCATGCCCAAGCGGGGGCGCCAAAAGCAACCCCCATCCCTACGTCCGCCACAACTTTATGCTGTGGCATCATTAGTCCGGCTTAACGACCGGTCGCGGATTAGGGCTGCCACCAGGGAGGCTAGATCCGCCGCTAGGCGTAGAATTGCTTTTCTTATAGTGGTAGATTCCATAACCAGCCGCAGCCAAAACTATTGCAATGATAATATAAAACACCATTTGAGATCCTCTATGTATAAGTGATGATTACTTCACCAATGTTGCCCGGGGTTCCTGCCGTTGCTGGATCTCCAGAGCCGCTTGGGCCTCCACCTTGACCGCCGCGACCTGCAGATCCATAAACACCTACGATAGCCGCTCCGCCATTACCAGGAGTTGTACCGACGGCTGCGGTACCAGGATTTCCTGTCGTATCCGTTGTGTTACCGCCCGTTGCGCTGCCTCCAGCGCCACCACCTTTACCTTGGCTGGATCCTTGCCCACCGACACCGCCCCCAGCCGACATCGTGGTAATTGCTTGTGTACCAGAGGACACACTTGATGTGCCTCCTGTACCGCCTGTGCCGTTGATGATGCCGGCGCCGCCTGAGCCCACAACGATTGCTAGTGTGAGGCCACCAGTAACAGAGATTGAGCTAGCAGCGTATCCGCCACCACCACCACCTCCTCCAACGCCGGAGTTAGCCGGAGTACCGCCTCCTCCGCCCCCAGCGCCCCACACTTCAATAAATGCGCTACTTGCGCCGCTAGGAATAGTCTCGGTAAATGAGCCTGCGGTACTATAGGTACTAGTTGATCCTAAGAAGCGCTGGAAGAACTTCTGCCATACACCAGAAACTCGAACCCATCCTTGCTGAATATTCTGCCAAGCACCGGCAGCGTGAACAGCCGAAGACGTACCGGCTTGCTGCCATACCCCACCATTTTTTACGTACAGTCCTGCCATATTAATAGATTAGAAAGATATCCCCATCAGAACCACCGGACGGTGATCCACCCGCCTGCACAGTCACGATGCCTGAGCCAAGAGAGCCTTGCCTAAGGACACCACCAGACACATTAGCCGCAGCGGCAGTATTAAGGGAGGCCAAAGTTCCAAGTCCTAACCCAGCGAAAACACCATCGCCGCGTAGGAATGTAGTAGTTCCTCCAGGAGCATTGAGTGTAGCAATGTTGCCTAGACCTGAGACATTGCCTGTGGAAATGACTGACCAAGTAGCATCTCCTCTAAGGAAATTTGCTGAACTCGGAGTGCCTGAGGTATTGAGCCGACCGATAGAAAGGAAGCCGGAGGTGATATTACTGGCGTTAGTTGTATCAGTGGTAGCGGAAGCAACAAGCCCTGAGACATTCCCGCTGGTGATACCTGCCCAAGAACCGTCTCCACGTAGGAAGTTGACGGAACTAGGTGATCCGGTTCCAAGCCTCGCCAGAGCAAAGGTGCCAGACGTGATCTGGCTAGCCGGCAAAGAAGGAATCTCTCCCAAAGGAACCAACGCAGAAGCGTCTAGCCCGGCATAACCATTGGCCACATTCTTGGAAGCAGTGTCCTGCTTGGTGGCCACCGCTGTAGCAATATTAGTCAGTTCTAGTGCTACATCAGCTCCCTTGGCGATCTTTCTGCTATCGCCATGGGCATAGGTATCTTTTACTGCGAAATCGGTAGTGACAATGTAATTACTCATCTAGCCATCCTGCCGATCTTGGCGTAAACGTTGAATTGCTGGAGTGCAAACGACTGCCCATTAATGGCAGATGAAGCACCTACCCTAAAGAATTGACCTGATCCACCACAAGGCGCGATACAGTCCGTAAGACTTTGGCCTCCGGACCATTCGTCGAGTCCATATTCCATCAAGCCCCACTCGGATGACCCCGTGCTGCTTAGACTGATAGGGAATGAGTTAAGGTTAGGGTCGAAATCGAATCCCCAATTGATATTCAAGCTGGCACTATTAGACACCCACATAAGAGCTGTGATCGACTTAAGTAGCTTGAGATAGTTGTTAACGTCCTGGCCACCATCCATCCACCCACTCAGGTAGTTTAGTGTGTAAGACATTCCGGCATCTTGGTAACCGGAGTAGATGCCGATCTGGCCGCCAACCTGAGCTGAGGTAAAGCCAGTAGTCGTGCCCAGCGTCGCGTACAGAGTGCCGTCGATAGCTCGGCACATAGCCGTGGGGACGAAATTGGACCATTCTGTGACTCGAAGAGAACCGTCTTGATTGGGGAATTGTGTGGAAAAACAGAAGGTTACGGACGATGAAGGGATGGAGAGTAGATAAAATGCGTTCTCAGGAGAGTACACAGAACGGATCGAAGAGGTCGTAGCAGTAACGAAGTTCTGTCTCAGATAGTCCCGTATGTGTTTAGATGGATTGTCCAGAGGGTTGGATTTGTAGACCACCAATCTGGCAATAGATTCCAGCCCTTGTGCAGAGAGGAAGAGAATATCTCCACCTTCGATCTGCTGAACGGAATCTCTAGCAATACAACCAGTACCTATGACGGTGTCGTAGACATACATATTGTTCGGATTAAGGCCCAAGGCAGATCCTTGGTTATCTGCCCAGATTACAATACGATTCTTGCCGAACACGAACATCTTACCGTTATAGAAGGCCAGAGCAACTATCTGGTCGGTAGAACCAGGCCACACAGAAGTCATGTCAATAGACCCAGCACCATCTGCTGTTGCCCACTTGGTTGGATCTAAGAGGGCAGAGTATTGGATTGTTTGGAGATCTGATCCTGCGATCCACAATCTTCCGGAGTGAAACACCCCACAATTACCTTGAGGAAGAGTGCCAGAGGCAGCAGAAAGATTAGCGAAAGAAGTAGTGCCATTGTATACAATCGGTACCGCGCCTTGCTGCACTCCATAGACCGATCCAAAGGCATTTATGAACTGCCAGTTGTTACCTGCCGTGGTCGTAGCTGTGCCAGTGATATCGGTCGGGGTCGATACGCCCAAATAGAGTTTACCATTGGCCGAGCTAATGATCTGTGTTGTCCCGTCCTTCTTGACTAGTTCAAAGATCTGAGAAGTGATAGGGTTGCCAGAGATAGGCGAAGTGGTCTGATTGAACCATCCCTGCCTCGCAGCAAGCCTCCCAGACGTATCAAATATCGCATTGGTAGCCTGAGTAGCCCATTCAGGCCCAAGGATATTGGTTTCTGCCTGTTTATTCAGTCCAAGAGATGCCGGCATAACCAGATTGATCTGGCTAAGATTCGCACCTTCTTTACGAGGGATTGGCATTTAGTCGGGGATAAAGTCGGACTTGTATTCTTGAAATTGAGCATCAACGCCAATGGCGTTGACGATGTGGGTACGGACCCTCTGGTCAATAGTCGTTCCTGGTTCGCCTAGTTCCTCACCTCGCTCATTAAGAGCGATGTCTGTCGCAATTGCTACAATGGGCATCCAAGGGACTAAAACAGAATCCCCGTCTGCTACTAGATCGTCCTGCGGATTAGTGAAGTAGAAACGCCAATTTCGCGCTTGAGTGGGAGACTCCCACATGCGCAGGAGAATTCCGTCTGTAGTGCCGTTGTTATAGCGAATCAGCCCAAAGTTAATGGGCATGGTTTGGAACTGTGGGGTAGGCAGTTTGTCCCGCATTTGGTTGATCCAGTTGACAGGTACCTGGACAAGATTGTAGGGATTGCCGGTGGTAATGTCGAACGCCATTGGCCTAGTACGGTCAAATGGGTTCTCTTGAATTCGTGCCCTGGCATTAAGTGCAGGATTAAGAAGAGTAAGGTCGTAGTCCCGCGTGCCTGGGTTGGGGGGTGTAGTAGGGGTTAGTGTGATATCCACGACTAACTGGAGGGGCTGCCAATCCCAAGCATCTTCAACTTGGCGTTTAGCATCATTGATCCACTTACCAATCAAGGTAGAATATACCGTCTGATTAGCTGTCGCTACCGGCGACTCTCGTAGCTCCGATAGTACGGAGTTAATCATCTGAAGATAGGTCTTGGATGCCGACACTCTACTTCCTCAAAAGGGAAGGGGGAGCCGAAGCTCACCCGAGCTATTAGGTGCTAGGCAGCATGAACACCACACCAGCATCGGGACGGAGAACACCGCCTCCGAAGATGGCATCCGTGGTGAACAGGTCAGCCAACCACTCCAGCTTGTACTGGGTCTGACTACGCGGATTCTGCTGCATGATAAGTGCAACGGCATCCTTGTGGGTCAGAATACCAGCGAAGTTGTTCGTGGTACCGTTGGTAGCCAGGACGCTGGCAACGTTGTTCGAGACGTACACCGGGACGCCGTACAGATCTCCGATGAGACCGTTACGGATACCGCCGGAGCCACCCTCACCAACGAACGCCTGCTCCGTGAACCGGCTGATGCCGAGCAGCTTGCGCTTCTCGACAGGCGGGACCACGAAGGCACGATTACGGAACG